ACCTCCCCTCTAAATAGTTAGACGGGAGGTTTTCTTATGGCATTTAATAGCATACCTAAAAACTCCTCTGAGATGAGAGCTCTTGCTGGGAGTAGTATTGAAAAGAAATACAGAGGACCAATTATTCATTTTTACAACCATATTAAAAAACACTATGGTATAGAAGATGCGCTGGCATTTAATCCCAAAACTAACGCAGGTAAGAGTTGTAAAATTATGCGTGGTTTGAAAGGAACAGTTGATGTAACAAAGGTTAAGAGACAGGTAGGATTAGATACTAATTTTAAAATTACTTGGGGTGATGGTAGTAGAGGTAATCGTGGCACAGGTAATAGAGGTAATTTATTTGAAGGGCAACTTGAGAACGGATTGAATGATTGGATTGAGACTGGAGAATATTCTGGCAATCCATATAAAGATCTTATTGCTGATCTAATAAAATACTATGACCTTGAAGATTGTCAGATTGTAGGGGTTCAAGAAGAAGGTAGTCAAAATAAAGGAAGACCACTGAAATATGAAAATGGAAATTGGAAAGTTGGTGATGCTGATGGATCTCATTATGATATTGGATCTACCGTTACAGACCTTACACTGACAACAAAGAAAGGATCTAAAAAAAGTGTTATCTATCTTTCTCTTAAAACTAGTGGCACTACTACCATGTCTAACTTGGGAGTAAAGAAAATATTTACCAAGGATGAAATACAGAAAGGTGTTATTGAAACTGATGTAGGATTAAAAGTTTTAGAAACTTTTGGTATTAATAACGATAGATTTTGTAGAATTTTTAATGAAGCAGCAATGGGTAGAGTTAGAAGTGGTGGAAATGATCCTAACCCACAATTTAATAGAACTTTGTTACAGGGTATGATTCGTGGATCTATTGGATATGGATATCACTATACACATAAACAAGGAAGTAAAATTAAAAACTTTCCTATGACAAAGCAGTTGTGTGATCGTGCTACTAGTATCACTTCTGTAACTGTCCACTATGGAGGTAAGACTGGGACAGGACAGCGTGTTGATATCACGGTCAACACACCCATCATGGAACTTAAGTTTAATATTCGTGACACTAGCGGCAGTGCGGACCCATGGCCTGATAAACTACAGTCAGCATACAAGTTTGATGGTGAAGCTGTGTTCAGTGTTCCTGAGGATGGATACGTAGACTAATGGCAAACATTAAACAGCTCAAGCACCTAGAGCACTTGGAAGATGAGATGCTGAACTACGGCGTCGATGGGTGTAAGGCAGCAGTATCATTTCTTAAAGAACTCCGCAAGATGTTGGGTCAGCAAGAGAGTGGTGGTTTTATGCAGACTAAGTGGGACGGTGCTCCTTCTGTTATCTGTGGTATGGATCCTCTCGCTGATATATTTTTTGTGGGAACTAAGTCTGTATTTAATAAAGACACTCCTAAAATTTGTTATTCGGAAGAAGATGTTGACTCCATGTATAGTGGAGACCTTGCAGAAAAACTTAAGTTTTCATACAGGTATTTTAGTAAACTTGGTATCAAGGGAGTTATCCAAGGTGATCTTCTTTACACTTCTGATATTAGAAAAGAAACTGTAGATGGAGAATTACTATACACTTTTAGACCTAACACTATTACCTATGGTATTCCTGTAGATCATCCTATTGGTAAAGCAGCAGGTAAATCCAAGATCGGTGTAGTATTTCATACTCATTATCAGGGAACTGACTTGCCTACTATGCAAGCATTGGCAGGAGCTCCTGTTGATACTTACAATGATATTCCTGAAGTTTTACTTGTTAAAAATGATACTCCTATGGATAGGGTTGGGTTCTCTAAAGCGGAGATGTCTAAATTCAATAACTATATTTCAAAGATCGAACGTATGTGTGGTATCTGTGGTAATTTCTTGGACGAATTAGTTGCTAAGACAGGTACTACTGGTGATTCTAAGTTCCACATCGCATCTTATCTAAAGCAGTTCTTTAATAATGAGATTAAGAATGCTCGTAGTATTGTCAGAATTGATGAGACGATGTATGACATGCTTAACTTCTATGAAGAGAAAACAAATAAAGAACTTGCCAAAATTAAAACAGTTGCGAACCTGACTAAGAAGAGATCTCTTGTATATGATAGTCAGAACTACGTAGTAGATAATGTATACAAGTTTAAAGCAATGCTTACTCTGTATAAAGAACTACAGGCAGTCAAGCAAATGGTTATAGATAAACTGGACCACCTAGAAGAGTTTAGGACTTTTGTCCAAACAGAAAAAGGATATAAGGTCACAACTCCCGAAGGATATGTCTTACATAAAGACGGTGATATGATTAAGTTTGTCAACCGTATGGAGTTTGCTTACAATAACTTCACTCTACAGAAGCAATGGCGTTAAATTGTAATACTTGCTATTTTACATTTGGTAGGTTTCAACCACCTACCACAGGACACAAAGATAACTTTGATGGGGTGAAACGTATCGCGGGTAGTCATGACTATCGGATCTATATCTCTCAAACATTCGATACTAAAGGTAAGAACCCATTACCACCTGATCGTAAATTGTATTACATGAACTTGATGTTTCCAGAACATCGTGGTAAAATAATGTCAGGACCAAGAGATCCTGTTGCTATTATGCAGGACTTAATGTTGGCGGGATATAATGAAGTTGTATTTTTGGTAGGATCTGATCGTGTTAGTGCGATGCAGTTCTTACACAAATACAATGGTAAAGACTTCTCGTTTAGAAAGATCGAGATACAATCTTCTGGTAGCAGAGATGCTGATGGAGATACCTTTGCTATTTCTGGAACAAAGATGAGACGTGCGGCATTTGCTAACGACTTCAAAACATTTCGTTCTGGTATTCCCAGAGCATTGAATGATAAACAGTGCCAGCAAATGATGATTGAGATACAAGAAAATCTACCTGCGAATTTTAAATGAAAGATTTCAAGAAACTACGAGAAGAAGCACTGCGGCAACAACAGAGGCAGGAAGAAATATTCAAGGAAGGTGATGCTGTTATGTCATCACGTACAGGAGAGAAAGGACATCTCCATAGAGTAGGTGGAAACTATGCTATCGTAATTTCTGAAGAAGGTAATATGTTTAGAGAGTGGATTAGGAATATTAGATCTATAAATAATACGAGAAGAACCTCCTTGTTAAACGATGAAGTATCAGAAGACAGTCAATAGTGTTAGCAATAATGACGAGTTTTCGTCTGAGTTGATGGAAGCATATGGTAAGTGGATGGGTGGAGATACCTTCCAGAATACTACCATTAGCGAAGCAGCATTTGATGGTATGGCACAACAGTCCAATGGTGCTGAAATTGAAGACACTACGGTAAAAGCAAAGAAAGCAAAGAAAACGGTCAAGAAAGAAGAAGTAGAAGTTCTTGAGCGTGAAGAGTATGAGATCGATGGCGAGATTTATGTCATCGAGAAAGTAAAGATGGATGGCGTTGATGACAACGGTAACACCTCATGCTGGAAAGGATATAAGAAGCAAGGCACCAAGAAAAAAGGTGGTAAAGAAGTTAACAACTGTGTAAAAGCAGGCGTTGAGTATGAAGGTAATGAACTTACAGAAAAGAAACTTGACCCCGTTGGTAAAGCAGATGCTGACATCGACAATGACGGCGATGTAGATAAGTCTGACAAGTATCTCCACATGCGTCGTAAGAAGGTCTCTAAGATCATTGGTATGTCAAAGAAAAAATGAAAACATTTAGACAACTCCGCGAAGAGTGCGATTGTAAAGATAAAGAACGTAAAGGTAAGAAGAAAAAATCTACCGTAGAAGTCATGCCTACTGTCAATGACGGACAGAAAGGCATGGTTACTAAACCTACTAATGAATCAGTATTTGCTGGTAATTATCAGGGACCATTGTATGCTCCTCATCCTGACCTTGTTAAAAAAGTTAAGAAAGAATCATTTGAAGGTGGCGTAGCAAAAGCAAGAAAAGACTACCGTTCTGGAACACTTTTAAATTTTAAACAGTTCATGTCAAAATTGACAGACATTTTAGACGAGTGGGAGAAATAAATAGTTCATGCTCTATGACATGAACCAATGTTATCCTTTCTACTTCCACTAGCATCCAAAATTATTTCTGATGCTGTTAATAAAATTCCAGAAAATGAAGAACTGGGCGAGAAACTTGTTGAGATCTGTC